GAAAGGGAGCAGAAAAATTTGATAGAATTGCAAAAGGGACCCTGAAACGATTAATCATAAACATGCCACCCAGACATACAAAATCTGAATTTGCATCGTTCATGTTACCCGCGTTTATCATGGGCCAAAATCCCATGACCAAAATCATTCAAACTTCACACACAGCCGAGCTATCACAAAGGTTTGGTCGTAAAACCAAACAACTAATTGACTCTAGTGATTTTAAAAATATTTTTCCAAAAACTTTATTGCAAGCAGATTCTAAGGCCGCCGGCCGTTGGGACACGAACGCTGGGGGTGAGTATTTTGCCGCTGGTGTGGGTGGTGCGATTACTGGTCGTGGTGCGGATTTATTAATTATCGACGACCCCCATTCAGAGCAAGATGCGTTGTCTTCAACAGCCATGGAAAATGCTTACGAATGGTATACTTCTGGTCCCCGCCAACGTCTACAGCCCGGTGGTGCAATTGTGTTGGTTATGACCCGTTGGTCAACGGTCGATTTGACTGGTCAACTAATGAAAGCCCAAGTTGAACCGAAAGCGGATCAATGGGAGGTAGTAGAATTTCCGGCGATCATGGACAGCGGTGGTCCCACATGGCCCGAGTATTGGAAACTAGCGGAACTGGAAGCCGTTAAAGCTTCTCTTTCTATTTCTAAATGGAATGCGCAGTGGATGCAAAAACCTACCTCAGAAGAAGGAGCCATCTTAAAACGTGAGTGGTGGCAGCCATGGAAACATAAAGATAAACCAAATTTGCATTACATTATTCAAAGTTATGATACCGCTTATAGTAAAAAAGAAACTGCGGATTACTCCGCCATTACTACGTGGGGGGTGTTTTCCCCGGATGACGCACGACCGGCTTTGATCCTGCTGGATGCCCAACGTGGGCGGTGGGATTTTCCTGAGCTCAAAGAACTAGCACTAGAAGAATATAATTATTGGGAACCCGAAATGGTATTAATTGAAGCTAAAGCTAGTGGCATGCCGTTGTCCGACGAACTACGTCGTTCAGGCATACCCGTGACTAATTATACCCCATCGCGGGGCAACGATAAACGGACAAGGGTCAATTCAATTGCACCTATGTTTGAATCTGGTATGGTCTATTATCCAGAAAATAGAACTTTTGCGGAAGAAGTTATTGAAGAATGTGCGGCTTTCCCGTATGGTGAACACGATGATTACGTAGATACCGTTTCGCAAGCGTTAATGCGGTTTAGGCAATCTGGTTTAATTGAGTTACGCATGGACTATGAGCCGGAACCGATAGACAATACTCGAAAAGAGTTTTACTAATTATGTCTCAAGCTGAAAAATATTTTAAAAAAGGAATGCGTCAAGAGGATCCTTTAGGTTTTGATGACTACGCCAAACTAGAACGTATAACTGGCGTTGCCTCACCAATAATTCAACAATTTGCTAAGTCCAGTGATGCTGCTCTAAGATTACTAATAAGCACACTTTATGGTGGCGCTGGCGCTGTTGGCGATCTTACCGGCAGTAAATCTTTAGGCCGTGATCTTGCGGCTATAATTGAAAGTGGTGGTGGTATGTTAGGTATGGGACCTAATACTTTTGGTAACATAGGTAGAGTAACTAACGTAAAACCTGTAGTTGCTGCTGATGCGGTAACAGTGTATAGGGGCGAAAAAATACCTAACTTTTTAAATAAAAAATCTACTTTATCCAATACTGGAAATTTTAGATCCGGGGCGTACCATTCTCCTGACTATGATGTTGCTGCACTTTACGCAAACCAACGAGGTTTTGGTTTTCCTGTAATAAAAAAAGGTACTGCAAGTAAAGAAGAACTTTTACAAGGTATTAGAAAAAACCAAGAAGTAAGGTTAAATTTTGATAGCAGGCGTGCGTCGGACTATGAAGGCACTTTAGCAAAATACGACAGCATAATAGCCGCTAAAAAAGAACAGTTTCCTTCTGGAGAATACTTAAACATGCCCTCCACTTTTAAATCTAAAATTGATTTGACCACTACTCTCAAAAATATGCTAGGTTTACGTTTAGGCAAAGCTGATGGTGGTCGTGTAAGTTATTTTAACGGCGGTCTCGTATCGCTATTGTCAAATTAAATAAATAATGCTACGTTATGACTATTAATCGATCTCAACTAGGAAAAACTATTATGCATAGAAAACCAACAAAACCAAATCCAAATAGAACTCCTACACAACCGAAAATTAAAAACGATAAAAGAAGAAAACCTAAACCAAAACTTGTCGGCGGCCAAGTGAAACTTGATTTGAACAAAGACGGCAAGATTAGTGGTGAAGATTTTTCTAGAATGAAAGACCCCGGTGAGTTTTCTGTACGGAAAACACCTAAACCAACGAACAAAAACGGAACCGCAATTGAGTTTGTTAGAAGAGGAACACCTGAAGAATTGGCTAAAAAACGTGAAGGTCGTATGGGCGGCGGCATGTTGAAAAAAGCTAAACCAATGCATAAAGGTGGGCGTGCTGGCAAAATGGGTGGCGGCATGATGAAGAAAACTAAACCAATGAATAAAGGTGGAAGGGCTAAGTAATGAAAAAAGAATTAACCGCGCGTCAAAAAGCTACTATGAAAAAGCATTCGGTACACCATACGGCAAAGCATATGGCAGCTATGAAGAAATCAATGCTAGGTGGTAAAACATTTACGCAATCACATAAACTAGTACAAAAGAAAATAGGTAACTAATGGCTAAAAAAGACACCCACGTAACTAAAGACGGTCGTACTGTCAAAAAAGGTTTATATTACAATATGAACCAAGCTAAGAAAAAAGGTACAAGTAAAAAAGGTAAGGGCACGGTAACGGATAAAGCGTTAAAAGAGTCAGCAAAGACGGCTAAAAAACCAACTGAGAAGACTAAGAAGACTAAAAAAACTAAAAAAAACGCGTAATGACGTTACTTGAACGAGTTATGGAATGGTTAGCTCCAGCCCCTAAGTGTACTTGTAAAACTAAACCTAAAAAAATACAGAAAGCCTCTAACAAGAAAAAAACTAGGGGTAAGTAATGGCTAAAACCGCTGCATGGCAACGCAAAGAAGGTAAAAGTGAGTCTGGCGGCTTAAATAAAAAAGGGGTAGCATCCTATCGCCGGGCTAATCCCGGTTCTAAACTAAAAACTGCAGTAACTACTAAGCCTTCTAAGCTCAAAAAAGGTTCCAAAGCTGCGAAACGCCGTAAATCATTTTGTGCGCGGATGAAGGGCATGAAAAAAACTCGAACCAGTGCCAAAACTGCTCGCGATCCAGATTCTAGAATTAACAAAGCGTTGCGCAAATGGAATTGCTAGCAACGCATATAAAGACTAGTATTAAAATATAATATATGCTAAAAATTAACACCAAGAGGATTTCATTATGAGCAATAACAGAGTAAGTCAACTATTAGCTGTACGAGAAGATTTAATGCGCGCAGGAGAAGATGTTTCTCATATTGACGCAGAATTATTTCAAATGGGGTTTACTCGTTTACCTCAAGCTAACGGTGGTAGGATTGGTTACAACATGGGCGGTCCCATCGGTTACAACATGGGCGGTCCCATCGGTTACAACATGGGCGGCATGGGCGGCGACATGGGTATGGGCGGCGACATGGGTATGGGCAGTGGCATGGGCAATCTAGAATTAGCTCAAGCACCCGAACGAGAAGGTGAAGGACAAGAAGCGCAGTTAATAAAATTAATTTCTTCTATTCAAGATCCAGCAAAAAAAATTAAAACTGCAATTATGCTTTTGTTACAAGTCGGTGAAGAAGCTATTCCATTATTAGAAAAAGCACTTAGTCCAGAAGAGTTCGGACAAATGTCAGCACAATTAGAAAGTATGCCAGAAAACGAAATGGCCGGCGGTGTTGCTGGACTAGACCAAAGCGGTATGCAAGGTGCACGACAAATGCAAGGTATTCCACAGATGGCAGCGAACGGCGGCCGCATGGGATATCAAAACGGTATGATGGTAGCGTCGGCTGACCCTAAAAAAGATGAGCCCTATGACTTAGAAAAAGATTTTAGAGAAAATGGAATACCTGCGGGCTATAAAAATATAGAAGATTTTTACGAAGATAATTTTACCAGAGCGGACCCTGACACTAATCCTGACGACCGACTTTTAGACGATCCTGAAGGAACATTTAACACTAACCCTGATGAAGTTATGAAACTTATGGAAACGGCAATGCCGGGCGCTAATCCGTCAGACATAGTAGAAGCCTACGACCGAGCAGTACTGCAAGGTTTTCAAGGTAGCATACAAGAGTTTATTATGATAATGGGCGGAGACCGTAGAGACTTAGGCAATGATATGGGAGCTAACCCGCAAGGTATCATGTCAACGATGAGAGCGTAGTATGGCAATCGATAGAGACATGCCGTTAAACGAACAATTAAAATTTGATATGAATGCAGCCGACGTTGAAGTTATGGACGGCGATCCACAACTAGATGCTGACGGTGGTGCTACTATTAACTTTGGTCCGGAGACACAACTGTCCGAAGGTCACAATGAAAATCTAGCAGAATTTTTAAGTGACGGCGATCTTTCAGGTATAGCTAGAGATTTAAGTGACGCTTACGAAGCTGACAAAGATTCTCGGGCTGAATGGTCTTCGACTTACGCAGAAGGTTTGGATTTATTAGGAATGAAGTACGAAGATCGTACTACACCTTTTCCGGGCGCTTCAGGGGTATCCCACCCTTTATTGGCTGAATCAGTAACTCAATTTCAAGCGCAATCTTACAAGGAATTATTTCCGGCAGGTGGCCCTGTAAAAACTCAAGTTATGGGAGCAACTAACCCGCAAGTTGACGCACAAGCAGGCCGTGTCAAAGAATTTATGAATTACCAACTTACTCACATCATGGAAGAGTATGAACCCGAACTTGATCAAATGTTATTTCATTTACCTCTGTCAGGTTCGGCGTTTAGAAAAATTTATTTTGATAATACTTTAGGTCGACCCGTTTCTAAATTTGTATCATCAGAAGATTTAGTGGTACCTTATCAAGCAACTGATCTACTTACTTGTAATCGTATGACTCACGTAGTGAAAATGATGTCGAACGAATTACGTAAATTTCAGATCTCTGGATTTTATCGTGACGTAGATGTGGGTGAAGCATCAGACGAAGATCCGAGTCAAGTAAAAGATAAAATTGATGAACTTGATGGTAAAAGAAAAATTTATAACAAAGATGATATCTATACTTTATTAGAGATACATACTGATCTTGATTTACCGGGCTATGAAGATGCCAATGAGGCAGGAGAAGAAACTGGTATTAGTTTACCATACATTGTAACTATTGAAGAAGGCTCAAATGAAGTACTATCAATACGTAGAAACTGGAATGAACAAGACCCACTTAAAATTAAAAAACAATATTTTGTACACTATAAATTTTTACCCGGCCTTGGTTTTTATGGTTTTGGCCTTATTCATATGCTCGGTGGTCTCACAAAAACCGCAACTTCAATACTACGACAACTTATTGATGCCGGCACCCTCGTCAACTTACCCGCAGGCTTTAAGGCTAGAGGGCTACGTATTCGTGATGACGACCAGCCGTTAGTTCCCGGTGAGTTTAGAGATGTTGATGCTCCAGCAGGCGATATCCGTAATTCGTTAGTACCACTACCTTACAAAGAACCGTCGGCAACTTTATTTAATTTATTAGGTTTTGTTATTGAAAGCGGTAAATCATTTGCTGCAGTAGCTGACATGAAACTTGGCGAAGGTAATGAAGTTAATCCAGTCGGCACGACTATGGCGTTACTTGAGAGAGGCATGAAAGTTATGTCTGCCATTCATAAAAGAATGCACATGGCGCAAGGAAAAGAATTTAAATTATTAGCAAAATTATTTGCTGAAACTTTACCTTCGGTTTATCCTTATCAAGTTGTTGGTGGTAACCAAGCTATTAAATCGCAAGACTTTGACGAACGTATTGATGTCATTCCAGTATCTGATCCTAATATTTTTTCTATTACTCAACGCGTAACCTTAGCGCAACAACAATTACAATTGGCACAAGCAGCCCCACAGATGCATAATATTCAAGAAGCCTACCGAAGAATGTATGAGGCTATGGGTGTACAAAATATTGAAGCTATTTTACCTACACCACCACAGCCACAGCCTAAAGATCCAGCAACAGAAAATTCAGACATGCTGGGAGGACTTATTGCACAAGCATTTCAAGGACAAAACCATGACGCACACATTGGTTCCCATTTTGCTTTAATGACTTCCAGTGTAGTTAAATCTAATCCTCAAGTAATGGCGAACATACAAGCGCACGTTATGCAACATATTTCGTTAAAAGCTCAAGAAGAGAGTCAAGCACAAATGCAACAGCAAATGCAACAAATGCCTCCAGAACAGCAACAAATGATGCAACAGCAAATAATGCAACAAATGCAATCTAGTGTAGCAGAACGTGAATCGCAACTGGTCACTGATTTTGTAGAAAAACTAGAAAAAGCTTTAAAAGGTTCTACTGAAGACCCATTAGTTGAACTGAAAAAAGATGAGATAGAACTACGTCGACAAGACATGCAAAGAAAATCTCAAGAAGCAGAAGATAAATTAGAATTGGAAGAACGCAAAGCTGACGACCGCAAAGAAACAGATGAAGACAGAATTGATCAACAAAATAACGCGTTGTCTTTACGTTCGGCTATTGCAGTTGAGAAACTAGAAAAAGACACGGCTAATAAAATGATGGACAAAGCCGAAAAAATAACTGCTAACATGGAAAAAACTGTGTCAGCGGCTACGAAACCTTTTAATAGAGGTGGCAGGTAATGCCCGGCCACAACACCGGTCCCGGAAGCGGAATCGGCGGAAGTAATCCCGGCGGAAGTAATCCCGGCGGAATCGGCGGAAGTAATCCCAGAATCGGAATCGGAAATCCCGGCGGAGGCGACGGACCCGGCGGCTCTATCATTAATCCACCTTACGTTCCACCACCGCCACCACCACCACCAATACCAATGCAATACTCTTCTCAATATGCAAATTCTCCTACCGAAAATCGTGTTCCGGTAAAAACATCTATTATTGCAGATCAATATGCCCGTATGTTAAACGTGCCTTTCTTTCAAGCTTTTGGCAATGTTGATGCCAACTCCAATAGTATTTTTGATCGTAAAAATTTATTAACAGGTTATTCTAAGTCTCCTTTTGACAGTTACATTGCACAAGCACGACAGGACATAGAAGACAGTAGGAAACAATCTGATGTACAATCTAGAGCCTTGCAACAAAGTTTAGGTACCGAATACAATGCTACCACTGGAGACACTAACGACGTGTTAAAAAAAATGTACCCTACGCCAATAGATTATGGAAGTTCGTTTTCTATACCAGATTTATTGCAGTTTAGAGGACCTGATGTCACTAAAGAAAATATTAAGGACAATACTTTCGGCAATCAAAGTGTCATGGATCGTAATTACAGCACTGTTAATTATGATTTGACAGGGCCACGAGGAGGTTTAACAGAATTATACGCAGCCATGCTTGCTAAGGGCGGTAGAGTAGGTATGAATGAGGGCGGTGACCCAAGTTCTGAAGATGGCGGAAAAACTAATTATTACATTATGGGTCAACCAGCTACTGAAAAAGAATATAACATGCAAAGTGACTACATGGGCTTAAATCCACAAGGTATGGATTTGTTTAAAGCCTTTAAATTAGAAAACCCAAATGTTAATGAACGAGTTATTTTAGACGCATTAAAGAAACAAGGTTACAATGCTGAAGTTGATATGTATAAGGGCGGTAGAGTCGGTTATGCACCGGGAGGCCAAGTTGCGGCAACTAACCCAAACGCAGCTCTTATGAATTTTTTAAATAATATTGCGAGTAGCAATGAATCTTTTATGTCAAAAGCTAGGTCAGCTAAGTCAGCTAGCGACTATGCTTTAGCACAACGCTATGGTCAATTAGCAGAAACTTCTGATCCTATAGACGATATGTTAAAAATGATAATTACTCCAAAAGTTGCGCCAAAAGACGTCAGTTTTGAAGAAAAATATGGAGGGATTAATCCAACTTACACACAACCGTCGTCCTACGGCAATCGTACGCCAGCCAGTCACGGTGGTATGATGATAGTAGATAACGGGGTTGTAAATAATGGAATTGGTAGTATATTAAAAAAATATAATGAAATACGAAAAGAACTATAGAAATTAATGGACGGATTGTGGTTTAGCGACAAGATACTTCGTATCATTCGCGACAAAAAAGAAAAAATTACAGACTTTGTTATGCATGGTAGCACGACCGAGAAAGCTGATTATAATTTTATGGTAGGTCAATTTCGTACCTTAGAAGAACTTGAAAGCGACATTAAAGAAATTTTAGACAAAGGAGAACAAAACGATGAGTGATTTAATATTACCCACGCACGTAGCGAAAGCTCGAAAAAAACAAAAAGTAGCCAAGGAAAAAGAATTAACTGCGGCTGAAATAGAGAAAAAACAAAAAGAAGTAGAAAAATTATACGGAAAACGCGATTCTAAGTACATCGATCCAAACAATATTGATGATACTATTGCTGAAAAACTACCTAAACCTACTGGTTGGCGCGTTTTAATTCTGCCTTATTTAGGTGCAGAAAAAAGTAAAGGTGGCATCATATTAGCTGACGCAACCCGCGAAAGAGAGCAATTGGCTACCGTTTGCGGTTATGTATTAGCCACTGGCCCCGATGCTTATGGTGATACTGTTAAATTTCCTGAAGGCCCTTGGTGTAAACAGGGTGATTGGGTAATCTTTGCTCGTTATGCAGGTTCGAGATTAAAGATTGATGGAGGCGATTTAAGGCTCTTGAATGATGATGAAATACTTGCTATAATACAGGACCCGACAGACATATTACATATGTAGGTCATCTTGCAATAATTAACCATGGAGACAAGAACCATGCCAGAGGCAGAACACATACAAGACGAAAAACTCGTCGACATCGACACCAGCGGTGAATCCGTTGATGTAGAACTAGAAGAATCAAAAGTAAATACCGTAGAAGAAACTGAAGTTGTTACCGAACAGGCTGAGCCTGTAGTCGAGACAACCGCAGACGATCCAGCGCCAACGGACAAAGGTGAACACGAAGCGTATAGTGACAAGGTCAATAAAAGAATTTCTAAACTTGTTGGCAAACTTCGTGAGTCAGAACGTAGAGAAGACGCAGCGTTAAAGTATGCGCAAGGACTACAAGGTAAAGCAAACCAGTTAGAAAAAAACTTAACTGATGTTAATCACCAGTACGTGAATTCAATTGAAACCGCTTCGGTGTCTCAAGTAGAGGAAGCGAAACTAAGAATAAAAAAAGCAATTGAAGAAGGTGATGTAAACGCACAAGCTGATGCACAAAGTATTTTGGCCAGAGCTACTTTAGATTCTGAACGAGCTAAAATTCAAAAAGAACAGCTTGAGTATCAAGCACAACAGTTTCAACAACAACAAGCAACCAGACCGCCGGAGCAAAATTACTACCAAGAACAACCAGCGCCTCCGCCACAACCTGATGCTAAAGCTCAATCTTGGGCGTCAAAAAATGAATGGTTTGGGCAAGATGAGGCTATGACTTACACCGCATTTGCCGTACACCGTAAATTAGTGGAAGAACAAGGTTTTGACCCTAAATCAGACGATTACTATGAAGAAGTAGATCGTAAAATGAGAGAACAATTTCCGCAAAAGTTTGCAATAGAAAAAAGCAAGAAAACTGTTGACCAAACAGTAGCACCTGCGGTAAAGTCTATTTCCAAACAAGGAAAACGCACTGTGAGACTCACACCGTCACAAGTAGCGATAGCTAAAAAACTTGGTGTGCCATTAGAAGAATATGCTAAGTACGTGAAGGAGTAGCAATATGACAAAAGAAACAAGAACCTCACGCTCATCTCAAACTAGAGATAAGACTGCCAAAAGGCAGCCATGGCGACCACCATCTAGATTAGACGCGCCCCAAGCACCTGATGGATTCCAGTATCGTTGGATACGTGCTGAAATCATGGGTCAAGAAGACAAGAAAAACGTTTCTTCTCGTATTCGAGAAGGTTACGAACTTGTTCGACTTGAAGAGCTTGGAGACTTTGATGCCCCTACTATTGAAGAGGGTAAGCAAGCAGGAGTTGTCGCAGTAGGTGGATTACTGCTAGCCAAAATACCCGTTGAAATTGCAGAAGAGCGTAAAGCCTATTTTGCACAACAAACATCCGATCAACAGCAAGCTGTTGATAATAGTTTGTTAAGGGAGCAGCATCCAAGTCTTCTCCCTCCCTC